TGACGCCACTCCCACAGGTTCGAAAGTTCATCCGAACCCACAGGCCCCCGAACAGATTCCGTATATGAAACGAAATCGTCGAACGTGGCATCAGGTGGCAGAACCGCCACCGCTACGGCTGCTTAGAAGCAGGCTCAACCTTGCCGACAATGCCATGCTGGTTGACCGGCGTTTCACGCACACTGATCTCCCCGTAGCCGCCCGTCTGGTTGTTCACCTTGGGTGAATCAAACCGCTGCTTGGGTGAACTGGGGCCACCAGGCTCCCAAATCGGGTTCGCCACGACAGAACCGCCGCGCTCCATCTTGTTGTTCTGACCCTTCGAGCCATCAACCGTCGTCGACGCTGAAGTGTGCGAAACAAACCTTGCCATCTGATACTCCTCGTATATGGTCCCTACTTAGACAAATACGGTGTCCCACGCACCGTCGTCCCACCGATCCTCAAATCGCCCCCCACGGCACCAGAACGATCCGCCAAACGAGCAAACCAGTCCACAGTCCAGTAATCATCGACCTTCTGCACAAACTCAGGCGCATACGCATACTTTCGCATCTGATTCGCCAAAGCCAAAGCGATCACACGATCATCGTAAGGCGACCCCGACATCGACCCCCGCTCATTGCGGACAAACGTCCGCAACTCCGCAATCGTATGCCGGTCATAAATCGTCAACTCGCCGTTCCGCAACGCCATCCCCAAATCGTCAATCATCAACGGCTTCGTAGTACGAGTCGTCTTCCACCCAAACTCCTGAGACACCTTAGAAGTCGCCTGGTTCAACGAACGACGCCGAAACAGATTCGGATACCCCAACTGGCGCAACATCGTGATCGTCGTCAACCCATGATTATTGGCCTCCACGCAACACAAAGCATCCCGATACCACAAACCCAGAGACAACACCTCGTCAGCCAACGCATCAGGCGGAATGTGCCCATGCCACGCAGCAACCAGCTCCCCAGTGTTCAAATCCAAAACATGGGCGCACGAATAATCGCCATGACCCAGGCCCTCAGCCGTATCCACCCCCATCACATAGCCGTGCTGCGGATTCGGATGCACCCACACCTCCAAGCTCACAGTCTGAACTCCACGCTACGAGGAGTCACCCTATGCAAATAACCAACCTCAGGGTAACGAACATGCTTCGCCATCTCATCCAACAAATCTAAATCAAACACAGGGTTACCCGACTTGACAAACGCCTCCTCGGCAGTCGTTGGATACTCCTGAGCCAACTGCCAGGGAAGCATCGACTGCTTCTTCTCCTCATACCACGCCGGCCCACGATCCTCAGTAGCCGACCACGGAAAAAACATTGGCATAAACTTGTTTGCACCAGTCGTAGACCCCACCCACAACTCATGAAAAAAGTTGCCAGACCCATTAGCCGTAGACAAACCAATAATGCGGCCACCCACATCAGCAACCGGCTCTATAGAAGCCCACGCCTCCTCAGCATTCGGCAAAAACGCCCACTCGTCAACCACAACCAACGTAGCCGACTCACCACGCGCAGGATCAGACGCCGAAGGCATCGAAGTAATCTGACTACCATTCGCAAACCCCATCTTCTGCTGATGCTCAATCAGCGACTTCGGCCCACGCTCAACCATCCACCTCGGCATGTGGGCAAACCCGTACTTCGACTTACGCAACAACAACACCGACTCACGCTCAGTACGAGACAAATCAATCACATTCTGATCCGCATGAAAAAACGCCAACCAAAACTGGTGAGCAGCCACCAACGTCGTCCACCCAATCTGACGAGCCTTCAACGACAACGAATACCGGTACTCACCCCAATGCTCCAAAGCCTCCGCCTGGGCCTTCCGCAACTTGAACAAAATGCGCCCCTCAGCAGGATGAGCTATATACCAGTAATGCTCCAAAAAATACTTCTCGCTACGAACACACTTCCGCCACTCCGCCTCCTGGCGCAACTCACCGAGGCGAGACATTACGCATCCGCCCACAACGACGACACCGCTCCCAAACCCACTTCGCAGGAGTCAAAAAAGACTCCCACACATGCACCCCCACCCGTGGGCAACCCTTCCTGTACTGCCAACAAACATCAACCATCAACAGTCACACGGCCAGACCCAAACAAAACCCCCAACAACCGATCAACCGACAACCCGAAAACAAGAACAGCACACACCACAACCGAAACACCCAACAACACCGACACAACAACAACCCTACGCAACATCACCAACCACACCATCCTCAAGCTCAGGCAAAAACGGATCCCCCCACGGGGTTAAACCAGGGCGCTCCCCGAAACCCTCATCTCGCCAATCCTGATTCTCATCCCCTGGCAACACCTTCCCACCCAACACGGGCCTCCCTTCGCATGCATCGCAAACACCTCACGACGCACCTTACCACGATCCCAAACCCGCTCAGCCCGCAACAAACGCAACCGCCCAGCCCGATCAACCAACATCGCCAACCCCGACATCACGAAACTCAGCAACCAAAGCCTCCAACTCATCAGCCAACTCCGCATCCGACAAACCAGAAGCAACACGCTCATCATCAACCACCACACGCCGCTTCGGCGTGAACTTATCGATGTACTGCAAATACAACGACGCCGCCTTCACATCCCCATCCGACGCCAACCTGAACAACGAATCAATCACCGACTGCGTCCGCTCAGGATGAATATTCAACTCAGCACACCGACGATCCCACTCCTTCACAAACCTGGGATCACGCTTAATGCGCCGCAACGAATCAACATGAATGTCACGACCCGCCGCCCACTCCTTCTGAGTACGAGGAACCCGCTCAAGCCCCAACAACAACCACTCCAACAGCTCCGCCCAAAGCTCAGGCATCACCTTCGCACCAGACTCAGGATCAACCCTCCAACCACGACCACCAACATTCTGCGGCATGTCAACACCTCCACTACAAACCCGCACCGTCCCAAGTGGGACAGTGCAAACCCTTCATTGGGGGGGGCATCAGATATCAGATAGACACCCCGACAACGGACGGGGTGTCATCAGATGCAAACATCAGACACAAACTGCCCACAGTTGGCAAAAACACAAAGGAAAGTTGACCCACAGTCAACGAATCCTGGACTGGGCACGCACCCCGAATAGTTATCTATACATATACGCGTGCGTACCCCCCGCCCCCCCTCGGGGGGTGGGTCGGGCGGACAGGCGCTCGCCGGCTCGCCCAGGGTCGAACATCTGTTCGACTGCGCCTCTGGCCCCGATCTGGCCGTTTTGTAGATAATGTCCATTATCTTGACA